TTATCATTAAAAGTAACTGCACCTGCTGCAGACATATCTATAGTCATAGCAGTTATAGCTGAACCACCATCGTTACCTTTGATTGAAAAATCTTTGTCTGATACCTTAGTTTCAAGTATAACATCGCTAGAGCTATTATATAGACGAGCCATTTCTGTACCGTCATCTTCGTAGACAATACCACTTGCTGCCGTACCTGCATCTAAAGTAATACCTCCTGCTGACTCTAGATTAATAGAATCTACGGCTGTACCATCTGAAACAATATCTAAATCACCATCTGCGTTTGAGTAAATATATGTTCCTGTGTCTTGGAACATTAATTTTTCAGTTGACGCTATAAGTATATCATCTGAAAACTCAAAGTAGTCTTCATCTTCCATCCACTTAAGAACACCGTCACTAGTCTCACCATCAAACGTAATAGTAATATCTGTACCTGCTGTACCTGCACCAAAAGTAAGAGTATTACCAAGTAGCTTAGTAATTGGTCCACCTTCGGCTGCAGTGCCATCATGCGTGTGTCCTGTACTTGCTGCAAACGCTGCTAATAACTGGTTAAACTCGTCATTAGTGTGTGCGGCTGTAATAACATCTCCGTCACTATACGTGGATTGTCTTGTGTAAGTTGCTCCCATTTACCTTCTTGCTCCCATTTGATATTCTAACCCAAAGCCTCTTATTGAGTACGGTGCTGATACACCATTGTCATTAACTCTTAATGCCACTGTAAAACCTGATCCTTCTACTGCCTGTCTAACTAATGGCTCTGACTGTCCACCGTAAGTTGATGTTCCGTAGGTTGTTCCTGACGCTCCATAAACTGCAGCTACGTCAGCAGCCGACAAAGAATAAGCTGCAGGTCTAGGTGAGTCTGGATCTTCATAGTCATACCTTAAAAGTAAATCTGCGTTAACAGAAGATTCAGGCTTGTAGCTTAACAACACTTTTTGCATGTGCTTACGAACACCTGCATCTCCAAAACTTAAATCTGGACTTCTGTACTTTCCGTCAATAGACGTACCATTAAAGTCATTACCTGATTCTTGTTGGTATATGTATCCATCTGCTCCACCGTGAACAACAGTAGTACCTGCTGACTCAACTAGTGTATCTGTGGATGTAGGTTTTATACCTTTTAGTTTAGCAAACTCAAAGTTAGCTTCCCTCATAGAACATATAACACCATTTGTTATAGTTTCAGACACCCCATCTTTAGTAAAGAAAACTCTGTATTGAGTTTTATTAGGAATAACAAGAGATCTAAAGCTATCTGAATTAGCTATGTTATCATTAAAAACAGATTGAACAGCAGTACTGATTGTACCTAAGTCAACGTCACCAATTCTTGCTGTACCTGCAACAGTTCTTAATCCGTCAGGAGCTAAGAATATTAAGTCACCTGCAAATTCCTGTATTGTCTGCCCATTAACGCAACCAATATTTCTTGTAACAGGATCAACCCTAAAGTCAGCAAAAGAAGAACCACTAAGTTTAAAAATTCTGTTTTCACAAAAGATAAATAAGTTATCACGGAAAACTTTTAGTCCTGTTATTGTATCGTCAACTCTAAAACTACCTGCTCCTAATGCAACAGAAAAGTTATCCTCTTCAAACGGAACTGTAAACACAACCTCTTGAGGTTTAGCTGACATACCTGCATAAAACAATGCGTCTTTAAATACAGCTACAAACTTAGCACCGCTTACAGCAGGTGGATAAGCATCTGAAACTGTTGCTCCTGCAGTATGGTCTACTGCTTCTGTGCCTCCTGCTCCTCTTGTAACACCTGTAAAAGTGGTAGAAGTTAAGCCTGTGTAAGTAAACTGTTCTGTGCCAACAACTAAAGTAAGCGTTCCTGATGATGGATTAGTAAAACCTGTTGTAGATGCTACTTTAAGAACACCTGATCCTGTCATGCCTGTACCACTAGCTATATCTTGAACTAATGTAGTCTTTTCTCCTGTACTTGCACTAGCGTGAGCAACGTCTGTAGCTGCAAAAGATGTGTTAAACACAGTAGGAGCATTTGCTCCATCCGCTACTATAAACTTTTTTGTACCATCAAAGTTAAAGGTAGAAAAAGTATATACACCTGCACTTGTTCTGCTACTGTCTATAGATGTCCAGTATTGTGTGACTGCTGCTCCACTAGTGTGAGATGCGGCAGATGTAGAATTAGCTCCTCTTGTAGCTCCAGTGAGTGTAGTAGAAGTCTTGCCTGTATAGGTTATTTGCTCAGACCCAAGTAAGACTGTACCTGTTGTAGAAAAGCCTGTAGTAGATGCAACAGTTATTGTAGTTACAGAGTTATTATGATCTTGACTTATAGTTGTAGAGCCGTTAGTGCCTCTAAATATATTTGTGCCTCTAGCTGCTATAATATTGTCATTATAAAATGCTGACATTAATACAGTTTCTGAAGAAGCTGAAGTTTGTGGTACTATATTAGTATTATACTTTGCAAAACCACTTATGCGTCTATAACCACCACTAATGTCAGGCTCAAAGTTTATAAGCTCTAAAGCTTCCCCTGCAGCCATAGCAAATGTAGATTTATTTAAAACCAATCCCCCTTGAAGAGGAAATGTTGCAGGTTGCACTTGTGATAAATCAGGCATTTTAACTTACTCTTGGGGATACGTCCATAAACGCAGTTGACGTTCTAGGTATAAAAGTTGACCTTAAGTAGTCAAACTTATTAACTAACAAGGTTTGCATGTGTTTAATACCTTGTTCAAATCGTTGAAAGTTTATCTGGTATTGTTGTGTTTCACCTCTGTACTGATAGACAAATGCTGTTGCTCCGTCTACTATTACTGTATCAAATCTTGCAGGTATAGTTGTAGTATCATCGTAAGCAGACATGTCACTAGGATATGTGTAGTAATCAAACTTTAATGAATAAGATTTGTCAGGAAAGGGGTACAAAAGATAATTATTATCAGCAGACCGCACTATATATCTAGGCACACCGCCTCTTGTAAATTGCGTGACCGTTACTCCACTACTATGAGTGGCGGCTGTAGTTGCGCTTGCACCTCTTGTACAACCAGTTAAGGTATTAGTACTTATGCCTGTGTAAGATATTTGTTCATTATCTATATACACTGTGCCTGTGCTATCAAAACCAGTTGCGCTAGTTAAGTCAATCTCTGTCTCAGAAATATCTATTGCTTCAGCCGCAGTAGTAGAATTAATCTCATCTTCTTGCGTTATATAGTTATTAACGTAGTCATTATAATTTAATATACCAAGCTTACCACCACTAGTACTTAAATCACTATCTTTAACTAGTCTAAATGTATTATAATCGGCTGTCTTTGTGCTAGTAGGTAAACTATATCTAACAACCCCTGCTGTTAGTGTCTGTGTCTTAGTTGCGTGATTAAAAGGGTAATTAAACTCTCGTTGATTTATATAACGTGTAGCTTCGTTAATTGCATTTTTAGCCTGAACTTGTATACCCCTAGCTGTACTAAAAGAGCTTGAAGATAAAGCTACTTCATTTAGCCTAGCTAAAACACTATTAGTTAGAGTTAAATACGTTCCTGACATAAAATTACGCTAACTTTGTCATCTCTAATATTATCCAATAGGTGTCTGTGTTTGAGTGACCTACTGTTGTAAATACTATATCTCCAGTTTTACCGCTTCCTGCGTTATTAACTAAACCACCAAACTCACTAAAATTCCAGTGTTCAGGTCCACCATCAGCTAAGTAGATAGCTTCTACGTTAGATGTTGCATCCCACAAGACGCTTACAGCCATACCGTTACATCTTGCCCATACTTTATCTATTCTTACTTCTGTACATGTAGTAGGTGTAACAGTGTCTACTCTTTGACCTGCAGTAAAACCACTTACATCAACTTTGTTAACAGTACTCTCGCCTGTTCCGTCACTGGTGTTAGTAAATTTCATCACAAGCTTGTGAGGTGTGTCTACTATCGTTTGACTTGTAACTGCATCTGCCATTGTTATTCCTTTTTATGTTAAAAGAGAGGGCAACTTAATGCCCTCCCTAGTTAGTAAATTTAAGCTAGTTGATCCCTGTCAGTTTCAACAGGCTTTGTTAAAGCACCAATAGGCATAACTACTGCGAATACTCGCAATACACCTGCACTTATTGTACCTGCAGTACCTGCAAAGGTTAACTTTAATGAACCATCAGCAGTTACCAAAAGTGGGTGGTCTGCTGTTGCATCATCCACTGCTGCATAATCACCTGCAGAAGCACCGTCACAGTCAAAGCCATCCACAAAGTAATCAGCATCGCCTCCTGACAAACCCATGTCAATGGTAGCGTCTGACTGATCATTTGTCAAAGCTGTTAACACTTCAATGTTTGCATATGAAATAAGGTGATCAGCAGGAATAGCACAGCACTCAATAGTACTTCCATTAGCGTCCACGTTTTGATTAGAAAAATCAATTCGTTGCTCGACTAAATAAGGTCGTATCCTATCAGTTCTGCCTGCACTTGGTCCATGAGTAGAATTAGTTGTTGCCAACGCTGTTGTTGTTGCCGCCATTTTTTATTCCCCCCTAGAAGCCAGATACATAATATGCACGAGATAGAGCCTCAGGCTTGAGAATCTTTCGTCCATATAAGTGCATACCACGAACAATGTCAGCAAAGCTGTCAGGGTCACGGTAAGACTCGGTCTTACTAATTTGTTCCGCAGTTGCAACAGCAGAACTATGACCTGCACAGATCACACCAAAGTGTGTAGATCCTGTAGCAGTAGCTCCAGTTGCTCCGTTGCCTTTAGCAGGAAGGTTGTTAGACATATAGACTTTAAACCCATGCACATTGTTGAGGATCAAGCCGTTTTGTAAGCCGTTTCCACCCCAATCTGATTGGAATAGTCTTGAGTCTTCGTCCTTCATTAGCTCTGCAAAAACAGGGTCAACAACTAACCAACGATCCGATGAAGGAACATACTGTTGGTCAAGCTTTCTTGACATTCTTGCAATAACAGCTAAAGGAGTAGCGTTAGCAGTTGTCGTGTTCAATGAGTCACCACCTGCACGAGGCTTAACAACAATAGAGTTACCTGCAGTACCACCATTGAAATCATTAGCGTCAACTAGCATAGAATCAAGTAGTTCGTTTGTTCCTGCACTAGAGACAGCTTTTGTTCCAGATACGGTAGTGTTTGCGGCACTAGCTACTGAGTTTAAGCTTGACTGCTTCCATCCTGATAGATAACCAAGAACTTCTTGGTCAAACTGGTCAGATAGTCTGTAAGCAGCACGATTAGATGCCATTTCACCGAAATTGACATGTGAGTGAGCCTCTTCAATGTCATCGACTTTAAATGCAAAATAGTTTGCTTTGTCAACAACTAGTGAAAAGTCTTCGTCATCGAGGTCTTGCGGCGAAATTTGAGCGCCACGAGCATACTCTTTGACTGTGATTTCAGGTTCTTTGATGATCTTCACGGTATCACCCATTGCAGAAATCTCACCAAAATAATCGGAATTGGTGATTTCCTCTACAACAGACTTCTTCCTGAAGGCTAATTGAACCTGCTTAGAATAGATTACTGGCGAAAAATTACCATTAGGTAAATTGCCGTAACCTGCAGCGGTTTTAAAAGCCATGATTAGTCCTCCTTAATAGGTTAAGTTAGGCTTATGGTTATAAGCTAAACATACCAAGTAAGGGCAAAGCGTTAATAAGGTGTAAAAATTTAAGTGTTGCGCTACACGTTAATTCTTAGGCTCATACGGCTTTGGTGAGCTTTAGGGTATCGTTTGCTTGAAAAGCACACACCTAGTAATTAGGTGTATGCACATAGTTATAGTGATTATTTCGGCACTGTCAACAGTTTTTTAACGTGCCGCACCACTAATATCATATACAAATTTGCCAGCACGGATAGATTCCATGATTGACTCTTGATGTTTTGCATATTCTCTGTCGGACATTTTATCAACTTGTGATTCTGTCCATTGTCCTTTTGTCTCGTCTGAAACAGGAGAAGACTTAGATTTAGTATTTACTAAAGATGCTGCGGATTTAGCAGAAGACTTTTGTGTAGGTGCTAAACCATTGTGATGTTTATACAGGTCTATAACTGCAGCAGTAGATTTAGCATCATCTGCGTTTTCGTATAGAGCATCCTGTATAACCTTGGGCTGTTTTTCTGCCCACTCGTGAAAAGCATCGTCTTCCCTAATTTCTGTAAAGTCAGGGTGAAGCTTTAAAAGTTCTGCTTCTGCTTTTTCTCGCGTAGCACTACTACGCATTTCTTCAATCTGCTTAACTCTAACATCTAGCTCTTGCGCTCTTTCTGACGCTTTTCTATCTGCTATAGTTTCAACGATGGCAGCTACATCAGGGTACTTTTTTGTCCAAGCCTCAATCTCTTCATTGGTCTTGGGAAGAACAAGTTCGTTTTTAGCAGCTTTGGCAAGTTGTCCTTCTAAAGATTCTATACGAGTTTGAAACTCCTTTTCCTTAGATGACATATGTCTGCGTAAGTCACCGTATCTTTTCTTGAAAGATCCTTCTTCCTTACTGAGAGCCTCATCTTGTGCCTCACCTTTTTCACTTGTCTCAGCAGCTTGTGTATCCTGCTGCTCTTCAGTTCCTTCTTGAACCCCTTCTCCGTTGTTGTTCGCCAAGAGTTCTTGAAGTTCTTTTTCGTCCTTCTCAATACGTTCTTGGTTTTTAGTTTTGCGTTGACTGACAAATCCTGCCTTTTTTACTGGTTCAACTTGCGCTAATTCTGCCATAATATTTACTCCTTATATGTTGGGGCTGACTTTTGGCTAAGTCAGGTAGCCTAAGAG